TCTGGGGCGGCGGCCAGCCTCCTGGCACGCAAGCTACGGCCTCGGACGGCCAGCAGATTACGTCAATGGGCAACGGCTATACGGCTGTGACTGGAAAGTCTGGCGTCATCACAGTGTTCGACAGCACCGGCAAGGCCATGAGCTACTTCGGCAACGATCTCGATCAAGATCAGGACGCGGAAGCTGAAACGAGCTCGTCCAACAGCGGCGGCTTGTTCGGCGGCCTGTTCGGCTAACCACTCCTCACTCCCAATCATCACGCGCTCGGCTCCCAACCGGGCGCGTTTCCGTATGGAGACGTAAATGGCAGACCCAGTAGCAGCCAGCGATACCGACACCGACAACACAGACGTTGCCCGCTTCTATACGGAAAACGCAGCCGGCGGCTTCAGGGCGATCGACGAGGATCGTGTCGCCCACTCGGCGGGCATGGACGCGGACGACGCAGGCAAGATCTTCTACGTCAATTCGAGTGGAGAAATCACGCCGCTCGCAGTCGGATCGAACGGGCAAGTCCTCACGCTTTCGAGCGGCCTTCCGGCCTGGGGCATCGCGAACAACGGCGACGTGCAGACATTCACGGCCAACGGAACGTGGACAAAGCCTTCTGGCGCCTCGGTTGTCATTGTCGAATTATGGGGGGCTGGCGGCGGTGGCGGTTCAGGCCGGCGCGGCGCTATCGCAGCGGACAGGTCGGGCGGCGGCGGTGGCGGTGGCGGGGCATACGCAACCCGCGTGTTCAAGGCGTCTGATCTTGGCTCCACTGTAGCTGTAACCATTGGTGCGGCTGGTACTGGCGGCGCGGCAGTCACAACGGACGACACCAACGGCAATGCTGGCGGTACGGGCGGCAACAGCACCTTTGGCACGCATCTCACGGCATATGGCGGCGCTGGCGGCACGGGTGGCGCTGCAACATCGGTTGCGGGCGGCCACGGTGGCGGCGTCCTTGCATCTGGAGCCGGCGCGACCGCATCAGGTGATTTACACGGCGGTGCTGGCGGGACCGGGGCATCCGCTGGCGATCCCGCAGGATATGGCGGCGCGGGCGGCGGCGGCGGCTTGGTTTCCGGCGTGGGCTCCGCTGGTGGCAGTTCCTATCAGGGTGGCGCAGGTGGCGGGGCTGGCGGTGGCCGCCTTGGAAGTACAACTGCATATGCAGGCGGCGCTGGTGGCTCAACAACTGGCTTGAGCGGCGGTGGCGGTTCCGGCGGCGCTGGGGCGTCAACTGGCGGCGCGGGCACGGCTGGCACTACGTTTCGATTCGGCGGCGGTGGCGGCGGGGCGAATGCTGCTGGCGCAGGCGGCGCAGGTGGCGCAGGCGGCATAGCTGGTGGCGGGGGCGGCGGCGGCTGCTCCGACAATGGTTCCAACTCTGGCGCAGGCGGGGCTGGCGGTGCCGGCTACTGCATCGTCTACACCCTCTAATCCCCTCACAAGGAATATCACATGAAAACGAGCACTCAGGGGCTCATGGCAATCATCAGCCATGAGGGCATCGTCACGTCCCGCTATAAGGACTCCGTAGGCGTTTATACGATTGGTGTCGGCCACACAGCAGCGGCCGGCGGCATCAATCCCGCGGCCTTCTCAGGCACGATCACCGTCAAGCAGGCCCTAGACCTCCTCCGCGAGGATATCGTCAAGTACGAGAACGGCGTGAATGCCGCGGTCAAGGTGCCGCTCAAGCAGCATCAATTCGATGCGCTGGTTTCTTTTAACTACAACACTGGCGCGATCGGCAAGGCACAGCTCACCAGAACGCTGAACGCTGGCAACTTCGCGCTCGCCGGCAAGCAGTTCATGAACTGGATCAAGCCTCCCGAGATCAAGCCGCGCCGCACGGCTGAAATGAACCTGTTCCTCACCGGGGAATATCCGCCGGCTGTAGCTACAGTCTACCCCGCAAGCCCTTCCGGTTCCGTTCTCTGGAGCCAGGGCAAGCGGGTGAACATTGCCGATCTGCTCAACGCCCCGGCTCCGCAGCCAGCATCCCCGCCGGCTGTCGTGGACGGCGATCCCGATGCGGGCCACGAGCCGAAGTCGGGGCTGGCGGCCATCATCTCCAAGCTTCTGGATATCATACTGCGGAGGGGCAAGTGAACCCGACCTATATTCGTATCATCCTCAGATACCTCGCCGGGTATCTCGTTCTCAAGGGCCTCCTGCCTCAGGAAGTTGCCGACATGATCGAGCAAGACCCCGAGCTTGCCGGCGCAGTCGGTGCGCTGATCGCTCTTGCCGTTGAAGGCGCATATGCCTTTGCCAAGCGCATGGGCTGGCGGACATGAACCTTCTCGCCTGGCTCGGAAAGCTCATCACCGGCCCGCTCATCGGGGCCATGCTCAACGCCTACAAACTCAGGCTGCAAGCTGAGAGCGCCGAGCAGAAAGTCATAGCCGAGGCTGCGATCGAGGACATCCGCCGGCAGATTGCCGACCGGGAGGCCGCGAAGGAAATCCGCCTCGCGACTGCCACCTTCTGGGAAATGCGGCTTGTTACCGCCCTCGTGGCCGGTTGCTTTGCCCTGCATCTCGCCCTCGTAACGCTCGACACATGCTTCGCCCTTGGCTGGCGTGTCGCCGCCTTCCCCAAACCTTTCGACGAGTGGCAGGGCACGATCTTGCTCTCATTCTTCGGTGTCCAAGCCTTCGGCAAGGGCATCACCGCCATCGCCTCCGCAATCCGGGGCAGATAGGAGCCTACCATGCGCAGTGCATCCATCTACATCACCGCTCTCCTTGCACTCGCGCTCATGGGCGTTGGCGTCAAGCTGTTTCCATTCCCCTCAGCTATTGCCTCGGAAGTGGCAAAGCAGGAAGTCGCCAAGCTCAACACGGCGGCTCCGAAGTTCGACCGAAAGCCGCTCCTGCCTGCGGACGTGAAAGTCCTGCTCGATCGCGGACATGGCTCGGCGGTTCACCTGGGCGGTTCCTTGTGGCTCACAGCGGCCCATGTCGTTGAGAACGCATCCAAGCGCCTCGATCTCCGCTTCAAGGATGGCTCGATCCGCAAGGCCGAAATCCTCTGGGTCTCGAAAGACCGGGACATCGCCCTTCTCAAGGCTGATGGCGACGGCGTGTCGTTCTCCCGGCTCAACTGCTCCATGCCCAAGATCGGTGACGAAATCACCATGGCGGGCAATCCTGTCGCGCTGGAGGACATTGTTGCCTTCGGTCGCGTTGCCGGCGACGAGCGCTCTATCGGCCACTGGAAGAGCGTGATCGTCGTTGCTGGTCCTGTCATCCCGGGTCAATCGGGGGGGGCAGTGTACAACAAGGATCACGAACTCATCGGCATCTCTGTTGGCCTCGCCCTGTTTCCTGTCGGCTTCTCCGGCTCGGCAACGGGCTATGGGTTCGTCGTTCCGGCACCCGTTCTATGCACTTTGCTTGCACGGACGGCCTGACATGACGGAGGCCGAAATTAAATCGATCGCCGGCCAAGCGGCTAGGGCATCCGTCGAGGAAATGTTCCTCCGCTTCGGCATTGAAGCCAGTAATCCTGATGACATCAAGGCCCTTCAGCGCGACTTTGCACACCTTCGAAACTGGCGAGAGTCAACGGAAACGGTGAAACGTCAAGGAATCATAGCGGCTGTAGGCGTCCTCACAGTGGGCATCCTCGGCTTGATATGGACCGCGATCAGCAGAGGGACGGGTTGATGACTCGCCCCGTCATATGGGTAACACCCAACAGCGAACACCGGAAGGCAAAGCGGGAACTAGCCCAAGACGGGCTCAAGCTTGCCGACATGGACCGTCTCGCCCTCGCAGACCTCGGCTGCCTCTTGTTCTCCTATCTCATCGCTGAGGACCAGGATGTCAACAAGACCCACGATATCGTCTTTCGCGGCATAAACCTCCGCGAAATGACCCAGGTCGACATGATTGCGGTCATCCAACAGGTCGCATCTTCAATGAGGTGGCTATAGATGGCAGTGCGTCTCACAGACGAAGAGCGCCAGCGATACGTAGACGCCTTTGAGGCCAGCGGGCGAAACTACGCGGAAGCCGCCCGAATGTTGGGTGTCGCACGTAGCACCATGCAGCACCACATCGCATTAGCAGAGAAGATCGAAAAGCGCGATCCGGCTGTCTCCGCAGGAATGGCCGCTATCGGCACGGGCATTGTTCCGGCTGGCATGTGGGTCAAGACCGCAAAGGATGAAGATGGCGTTTCCCGCTCTGTATACATCCGCCCGCAGCAGGAAGCCACAGAGGACGTCCTGGAGCGCATCAAGGCTGCGTTCGAGGGTATGGAGCCGGCGGCGCCTGTCACCCCTCCTGAACACGTGCACGCCGATCTGTGCACTGTCTGGCCTGTGATGGACATGCACCTCGGGATGCAGGCGTGGAGTCGCGAAACCGGGCAGCAGGACTACGATCTGAAGCTCGCCTGCCAGGACGTGCGCCACGCCTTCGCAAAGGTTATAGCCCTTGCCCCATCGGCCAAGGAAGCCGTCCTGATCCTCGGGGGCGACACACTTCATGCGGACGACGATCGCGCCGAGACGCCGCAGAGCAAGCACAAGCTTGACGTCGACGGGCGGCAGTTCAAGGTGATCGAAACGGCGATCGCCATTCTCGCGGAGACCATCGAGCGCCTACTTGAAAAGCACTCGTTCCTGACCGTCCGCGTCCTACGTGGAAACCACGATACACATTCCCATATGGTGCTCACCTTCGCCCTGGCAGAGCGGTATCGCAATGAGCCTCGGATATCAGTCGACAAAGACCCTCGCGACCTGTTCATGAAGCAATGGGGGAGATCGGCCATCTTCGCCCATCACGGCGACCGCGGGAAGCCCGACAAGATGGCGCTCTATATTTCGGACATTTGCCCATTCTGGAGCGAGACGCGGCACCGGCATTACTTCGTTGGTCATGTGCACCACGACAACGCAAAGGACATCGGGCCGCTAAGGTATGAGAGCCTTCGCGCCTTCTGTCCGCCAGACGCCTATGCGGCTGGGATGGGGTACGGCGCTCGTCGAGCACTGCAAGCGGTTACGTTTCACAACCGAGACGGGCTTGTTCTCCGGGCACTTGATCCAATTGGCCGGGAAAGTTGAGGCGCGCGAACTCGCCGTGATGCTTTAGAGCAACCCGATCCCGAGCTAGGGCGGCTTCCTCTTCCGTGTCGTATGTCCCGAGATATTTGAACTGTCCGTCCAAAACGATTTGGGCATACCATTTCCCGCAGCCATTCGACTGAACGCCGACAAACCGCGATTGGCTGCCCGGTCTACTCCCCCTATTCCACTTGTTTTGTTGAGATGACGCTATCCGCAGATTGACAATTCGGTTATCAGCCGGGTCGCCATTGGCATGGTCAATTTCTCCTGTCGGCCACTCCCCATAGTGAATAGCCCAAGCTACTCGGTGCGCCTTAAGCGCCTGCTTGAAAAGATTGCCGCGCCGATGCCCCCATGCATTCGTAGCGGTGAAAGCTTCAGTCCCGGCCCGCTTTGCATTCCATGCAGCGCAGGAATGACGGGCGGAATGATCGCCGTCAACAAACATGTCCGGCGTTCTCTCCAGCCAAAACAGTTTACCCGTTTCCGGTTCGTAGCGCAGGAGTTGACGCAATTGTTCAGGCGTGGGAAGTGGTTGCTTAGCCATCTGACACCTCATCCGTGTTGGCGTGGTTAGAGCGCGCTTTGGATTGCCGTCCTTAGCGCGTTCGCGTTTTGTACCATGCGCTGAATCCTATCACAAGACTCGGGGCGAGGTGCAGCGCGTGTCCGTCAACGCCTGATTCTGTATCTCAATTGAGACTCTTCACGAGTTCGTAAATCCCTGTAGCCACCAGTATGGCTGCGAAGGAAAGGGCGGGGAGAGTGAAGCGGTTCATGCAATCATTGCCGCAATCATTGCCGTGAGGGTATTCAGCCGAATCACGGCTATCTCGCAACACTCGGGATTTGCTGCATTTCGGCGGTCTCGGAGTGGCAAGATTCGAACTTGCGACCCCCTCGTCCCGAACAATGATCTATTGCTGCCTGCCATTGTTTTTCCTACCATATTTGCGTTCTTTCGTCTACCTGAATCACGATCTGTTCCGCCCAAACGTTGGCAATCATTGCCGTGGCGGCTTGGGATTTTTGCCTCTGCCGGCGCGGCCGGATGTGAACGCATTGCCGACACCCGACTGGTGATCAGGGTGATGGTGCCCATAGACCCCGTCAAGCATCTCCTCCGTCATTCCTAGAAACCCTGCCGCTTCATATTTGCTTTCACCGGCCTGCATCAGCCAGGTTGCCGCGGTATGCCGCAGGGTGTGCCGGACGACGTCGGAACCGGCCTCGCCAAGCACAGCCTTGACCAGCCGCCGAAAGGCGATCTTGGGATCGGCGGGCCGTCCCTCATACTCCACGACATATCGCGCCCCCATGCGATGCCAGCGCCGCATGTGTGCGAGCAAGCGCCCGGGAATGCGGATAGCGGGCGCCCGCTTGTTGTCTGCGACGACCTCGCCCTCCCATGTTCGGTAAAAGATTCCGTTCTCCAGATCGGCCCAAGGGCGACCGGCTTCCTTGATGAACGACGCCTGCCAAACTCGCCCCGATCGGCTCCCCGTATACAGAGCCGTGAGCAGGAACCGGGCGACGTGTATTGTCGGGCGCTTCTTGTTCAGCCTCCCCTTGACGGTAGCAACGCTCCCCTTGAAGGTTGCCCGCTTTCGATAGGCCGCCCATATGAGTTTCGCCATAACGTCGCGTTCCAGATGCCGGACGCGGCCCCGAGGCTTGGGAGGAAGGGTTACGATCACTTCATGGCGGCATATGTTGTCGGCAATCGCCATTCGGCACGCTGCCCGAAGATCTTCCAGTTCCCGCCTTGCCTGGTTCGCCGTCGAGCGGTGCGCCACATAGGCGGCGCAGGTTAGCGTCGTGATCTTGTCCATCGTCTTGTCACCCCAGAACTCCTTGAGTTTCCGAAGCCGTGATTTGAATTCCTCCCGGCGCTTCACCTTGGGCATTTTGACGGCGGCATAAGCTATCAGGACTTCCGAAATGCCGACCTCTGAGGCGGCGCGGTGCTTCAGGCGATCCTCGGTCAGGAACCTCTTCGCGAGGTATTCCGAGAGCGCTCTTTCGGCTCCTTCTCGGTCATCAAGAGAGCATCCAGTGCTCTGTTGCTTTCCTCCATCGAGGATAAGCCACGTGGCCGCTCTTGTTGCGTCGGCCGGTCTGAGCCAGAGTCTTGCTGGTTTGCGCTCACGCGACATTTCCGCTTCATTTCCTCGATATCAGCAAGCGTTGTAAAGTCCTTGCCGGCCATGCGCATGATCGTGAGGTTGCCGCGTGCGGCCTCCCTCCGCAACCCGGATGGTGTCATGCCGCCGTGCTTGAAGGCAAGCGGGATGATATCGGCCAGCCGGATCGGCGTATGAACGTCGTCGTCCGTCATCTCTCCTGCTTCTCCTCGTTTACCGGGCGGCGCTCTCTAACCGTGTCGGCCAGTTCATCAAGCCAGCCAGCAACCCAGTTAGATTGGTCCCAGCATGTGCCCCATGTTGGCGCATCACAGATGGAGTCTCCATCGCGAAAGGCCGAGCGGCCATTCTTGTAATTCGCGCCCTTACGGTTAAGGTTTCGGATGTAATCGTGGAGGCCGAACATCACGTCCCTCTCTCTATATCGTTGAGGGCGCATGAGATCATGGCGCGGAAGTCTACGACGATCTGAGCCGCGTGCGGAACGACATCCCCCTCATTCGGAATGAGCCTAGCGCCGCTCAAGAGCAACAAGGCGCCAGCGGCTAGTCGCTTGGCATCATCCGGCGGGTCACCATCCGCAAGCGGGACTGCTGCTGCCAGCATCTTTTCGCTCACGTTCTCCCGCAGATACTCCAGTGTCGCGCGGATGGCGGCTCGGGCTACGCGGCGAGACTGCGCATGAGTGTTGATTCCGGGGTGAAAGACGATCCGGTCAACATCCATTGCCACATGCTCAATGATGTCAGTCATACTGGGTAAACTCCAATGTCGGCTTGCCATCCGCGAACCATTGGCTCCATCCGCGGAAGTCCCGCCAACTCTCGCTGTAGGCATAGACGCCTGCCCAACCGAGCAGCCAGAAATACAGGCGATTGTTGCTGAACCGCTGCGGCATCATGATCACCAGTTTGAAGGCGTAGCGGCAGAGTACGAACAATCCCGCGTCACGCAGCCATGATCTCACGCCTCTGCCGACTGGATAGTCCGCGTGCATGCCAGCAGAACGATCTGTTTTGCGGCTCTTGATCTGGTGAGCCTTGATGGCCGCCCTAGTACGGATGAGGTCCATAACCTTCATTGGGCCTTCTCCCCTGCGAGATTACGGAGGCCATCTTGCGCTACCCTCCACATATTCATCGGGTGAGCGCCTGGGTTGTCGATGATCCATTGCAGAGCCGTCCGAGCTTCCTCAAGCTGCGCCTTGAGAGCCTTGGCCCGCTCGAACATTTCGTCACCCCAGCAGGTGTCCTCAAAATCTCCGTCGTACCCGGCAAGGAGATAGGAGTCGGCGCCGACTCGGCCTTGGAGTTCAATGTCCAAATCAATCCAGACGCTTGGCATCCAGAAGAACAACGCCTTCTGCAGGCGTTTACGGTGCGCCGTCTCGTCCTCAAGCTCTCGTCGGAGAGACGCGATCTCGGTGGCGGCATTGTGTAGCAGCCCGGTAATTTCGAACTGATTCTTCTGAATTGAGACTTCCTTCAGCCGGTCGACGAGATCGGTCATGGCTTCCGGCCCTCCGCTATGATCTTTACGTAGGCGTCAAGATAGCCGGTCATCAAATCGCGGAAATCCTCCTGCAACTCTCCTTTGAGCAACTCCCAAATTTCCGGCGGGATGTATTTTGGCTCGTTAGTGACCTCGATTTCAGCGGTCCTGAGCTTCTCCCCCAGCCACTCCAGGGTCGCGCGTATTGCTGCGCGGGCTGCGTCTTCGCACACACGCATCACGGCGGCTTGGCTTTCCTCGGCGGTTGTCGTACTGGCGTCTATCATCATGCTATTTGCCAGATGTACTCCTACCGGGTCGCCGTCAAATGCCGTGGGCGCATTGTTGATCGCCCGCGCTACAGTCTCTACGAGCCCGCTATGTGATGGGGTCATGGCGTCACCTCCGGGCCGGCAGCAAGTGCCTGTGCTTTTTCGAAAAGGCCCATGAGAGCTCCGTCCGGGTTCGGGTGATCACGGCCCGACATGGCTAGGCCGAGGCAGGTGCCTGCGACTTCGCCGAGGAAAAGTTCAAGCTCCTTCATCCTCGCCTCCGCAGCGCTTGCTGGTGCTGCGGTGAACGCTTCCCGCGCCTCGTCGAGTTGCCGCCTGAGTGAGACGATCTCGCGAGCAAGTCGACCAGCGTCATCCGCCCGAGTGTTTGCCCATCGCTCCAATTCTTCAGTCTTCATCATAAGCGACATCGTCGGACTCTCCGGAGATGGTTGTGATTGGCTGGACTGTCTCAACCTTCTTTAGGATGAAGACGAGTTTGTCGGGGTGCACGTCGTCTATGTGATCGCGAACGGCTGGTCGGCTGCCGAAGCGCGTTCTGCATAGACTGCAAAAGTAGTTCTTCCGATCCTCGTTGGGATGCCGGGAGACGATATCTGCCTTCTCTCGCGGGTTCATGCGAGACTCCGATCTCTCAGCCGACCAGTTGCGGCGAGGTTCATGTTGATGATAGCCTCCGCCTGGGGATAGGCTTGATCGCCCATGTCAGACCAAAGGCCGAATATCGCCAATGCCATGAGGTGCGGGTCGATCCCAGCTTGAGCCCAATAGGCTTCCTCGCTCATGGAATGTTGCCGGCGGTGCTCGTCTGCGCATAGGGGCAGGGCCCATCGATCCGGGGCCTTCGTTCCCTTGCCGCGGCCATAATGGCCGTGTCTCGTGCTGTGGAACGAGAGGTGCGCCGCTTCGACACTGGAACGTGCGCCGGTCGCGACACAGGGCAGTGATCGGATGAAGGACAGGTAGCTCTCCCGCTTCTTCGGCTTTGCCTTCGGGAAATAGTCGGATTGGACTTTGCGGATTTCGAACGCCATCACAGCGCCCCCATACGACGGACGCGCAACGTCAAGCCCTCGCGGGTGATGACGATATGGGTCAGGATTTCGTCGGGTTGGCATTCCGCATCCTGAAGATACGCGGCGAGCCTATTGAACGACATATAGCCAGACGACCCAAGCGGATCGTCGTTCTGCAACTGGCGTGTCTGTACGTTGTATACCAACTTACCCATCATCCCCTCCCTGCCAGCATGTGCATGACGCGCGAGAGCCAGCCGCTTTTCCACCGCTCAGCTTCCATTCTGGTCATCCGAGGCTGGGGCTCGTCAGCGTGGGCGATCTCCTTGCGAAGCTGCTCAGTGACGGCATCTCGTTTCAGCAAGTACGCCAGTGTTGACGGTCTTGCGTTAGGGTGCTTGGATAGGTGCGATCGAGCGGTCATCGGCCGTACTCCATCACGTATTTCTTGGCCTCTTCCTTGCTAAGGTGCTCACCTGACCAATCATTGACGATTTCGCCATCAACGGCGTCGATAAGTGCGCATAGAGCGGCTTTTTGCTCCGCCGTGTCATGTTGCGCCATTCGACTCATGGTCTGCGGTCCTGCTTCGAAATAGGCTTGGCCCGCAGCCTGCGCGGCATCAGAGACGAGACTCCAGCCCTTGAGGGTGCCCCATTTCAACAGAAGATATTCATCTTCAATCATCTCACACCCTTTCCTCAGCACGGGACCGGCCAGGAAGATGACCGGTCCCGCGGTTTAGCGACGTCGGATTTGGGGAGGAGACGCCGCGGTGAGCCGACAACGAGGATGCCGGTTCCGTCCATACGACGCCGTGACGGTCGCCGTACTCTTGTATGCAGGTGATGAGGTCGGCCATTTGCTTGACGCTCAGCTTCGAGGAGCTAAAGCCCAGTGGAAAAGGCCCAGATCCATCCAGCCCCTCGCAGAACCGGACGTGATGGCCTAGAACGTGCATGAATGCAGCCTTCCAAGTCTCAGGCGCCCAATGCCTGCCTTCCGGCTTCGATCGGCTTACGTCCGAGAGCATGACCCACATACGTGCGTTCTGGTCGGTCGTCCTATTAGCGGGGCGGACTTGAACGATCGCGTCGACTGGAGCCGCATCAATCAATGACTTGGCGAATTGCTTTTGTGATTGGCCGCGGAGAATGATGGTCTGAGTCATCGCCATGTCCTCCCTCGATGTATCTGACTGATATTGGTTTGTGTGGTGCCAAATAGTGCGGCGATCTCGCGCTGTAGCATCGTGCCTTTCATCGCTTTTATTTTCTCAACCTGGGCAGCGGTCAGGATT